ACGCTAAAAACTATTACAAGCAGTTTAATCTGTCTCAGTCAATATAGGACTTTCATTTTCTTGCAATATTTTATCTGTGTTCTCCTGTAACAAGAATCCAGGCGTTCCACCTGTCTTCAACTTGATGACTCCATTTGTTACAAACTCAATAGAAGTTTCTATCACTTCTGAAGGAGTAACGTTAATTGCAACATTTGTTACAATGCAATTACATTCATAAAATACATCTTTTTTGCTATTTGCGTTATCTTTATACAAATAAAATGCACCGTCAAAGTCTGATCCCTGCTGTGTTCTTAATACTAATTGTGCAAGATAAAATGGAAACTCTGGTTCAATATTTCTTTCATTTTGTTTGTATCCATGTTCATAACGATGCTCAAAGAAAGCATTCAATGTTCCTTGTCCTGAGATAAGTCCTGCTTCATATTGATTTCTAAACTGATCTCCTAAATTAGTTGTATCAACTTGATCTCTACTCGTTGTCATTTCAAAATCAGTTACATTTGCTAACTGCCTAAACCTTTCATTCCTGTTAATAACGATCCATCAGCAAAGTCAACGCTAAATCTTTTCCTTGATGTATTGACATCAAAAGGATCTAGCTTTGTTTTTAAAGCTTCTTGTAGAGAATCACGTTTTAAGGCAATTTCTCCTGACTGACCAAAATAAACACCCACGATTAAATAGCAACTTCTGTTGGAGCACCGTTAGCTTCAAAACTTACATCTGCTTCTATAACTTCTCCTATCGCTACGTTCATGTTAAACGAAGTGATAAACGCACTAAAAGATATGGTCCTACCATTGGCTGATCCATCCGCAATTTTTAATTGGAAAGTAACAGCCGTTGATTCTGCTGCTGTCCCATCGCCTGCCCCACTTCCTGCTTTTATACATTTATTAATTAACGTAGTTACATCACCACCTGATCCAGCAGATGCTTGATGATACGCAAGCCTAGCTGTTCCTGAATAACTTCTAATTCCTGCAATTAGTGTTCTATCAGTGTCTTCTAAAGATGTTGTATCAAGAACAGCTTGAGAACTAGAAAAGCCAAATGATTTGACTTTTGCAGCTTGCGTTCCATCAATTAAAAGCTGACCATGTTGACCGCTATAAAAAGGCACGACCCAAAATCCTAAACATTGCGTTTATTCTAAGGGGCATCTAGGCAACCAACAAAACTACAACTTACATTACTTTTTCCTGGGAAAACACTTGTGACGTTTGGAGGAGCACTATATCTCCACTTTAATTTTGATCTTGTAGTTCCATCTCCTCCAATTGATCCTGTTATTTCCTCTTTAAAAACATTGTTTGAACTTGAATCTTCTATACCTAATGCACCGTTTTCATTACTAAATTCAATATGATCGTAAACCGACATAACACTGTCATAGTGATTTAAAATTTCTACTACTTGATCGTCAGTAATATTTACAAAACCCAAAACTAAAGTGGCATCAACCCTTCTATTGCCGTATCTCAAATGTGTTTTAGTTCCATCTTGTGATTGAAACTCTGTGCTTGGGTACGACCCAGGTGTAAATGATCTTTGATTTGGTTTTAGACCAGAAGGAAAAATAACTTTTGCCATTACTCAATCTCCGTTAACTCACCAGACGTTAAAAGTCCTGTTAACAGTTTAGACTTTCCACTGGAATTCACAGGATAGAAACTAGCTGATACAGCGATCAAACCCTCTTCTCCATAAGTAATAGATTGAACTTTATATATTTTATTTTCTGTTGTAGTAGATTTTATTGCAAATAAACTACCAGCAGGAACTCCATGATTGGCTGATAAAAGATTTACGTTATTCATTGTTTTTATTCCTTCCGTTCCTGTTTGCCAGTAATAAATATTTTCTGAAGTACTTAAACCATCTTTGTTTGTAACAACTGTTCCATCAGGTGTTATTGCTCCATTTCTAAAACGATCAGTATGTGAAACCTCACTGATTACCTTAATTAAATCTCCTGGTCCTACGTTTTCAATATATTGAGGGGCCGTTTCAAACTGAATTGTATGGTCAATTTCTTTTCTAACTTTTAAAGCATAATAAACAAAAGTTCGTGCATGTTCTTTTCTAGTACAAAAACCACTTAGATCAAATCGTTCTATTGGATCATTTTCAGAACCACCAAAATTATTAACAAATCTATATAGATCAGAATCTATCTCACTAAAGCCATTGGTTTTTTCTTTTCTATAAAGAACATGTCCTTTAAATAATTGACGTTCTTGAGGATTTAAAAATCCAACTTGCATACCTCTTGTGTTGCCATCTGTATAAAGACATTTAACACGACTTCTTATATCCGCTTCGTAATTGATTTTAAATTTACTTACATCCATGTTTTGTATTGCATTAATTCCTGCTGCTTCATTTGTATTGTTTAAATGAGCAATAAAACTTGTTTCTTGTTCACACTCAAAAGGTAGATCAGGATAAACAGAAAAACGTCCACCTACTATTTGAAAGCTCAACATGTTATAGCCAGCATGTTCAAAAATAAATTCTCTTAAATTTATCTTTTGAGAAATTACACCGTCCCAATAAAAATCATTTGCTTTACAGAATTTTGCAGCTACAACCATTTTTCTTTTATCAACTGAATTAGCCCCAATAATTTCACCAGCACCAATTTTACTATCAGTTAATAAGGCATATACAATTTCAGGAAAAAGACTTGTTGATCTTGTGCTGTTATCTAATAAACTTTCTACAACAATTCCTTTTTTAAAATAGGCTGATAACTGTGCAAAATTAGTCCATTCTTTTGAACTATTAATTCTTATACCTGCATAAGCTAAATTGTCATAAGAAATTTCATTAACCTCATTAATAATTTCATTTACATAAACGACCTGATGCTCTGGTTCGTCTAAATGGCTTGACTGATCACCTTCATATTTATACATATCAGAAGCAGCATCAAAATCGTTTAAATGTGCTTCTGGTGGTTGATTATCAATTGAATCAGCGAAAGATAACAAATTAATGCCTGACGTAATAGTTGGAGTATTTGGATTCCCACCACCTGCAACTTGAGAAGGAATAGTGACTATTTCTCCCTCTTTATATCCCGAACCAGAAGCAGTTATATGAAATTTAGAAGCGACATCAGTTCCATTTGTGTAAGAAGTAAGTTGTACTTTTGCCCCCGTTCCAGCACCGTTACTTGTTAAAGATACTTCAGTATTTATGTATGGTTGAACAGGCTTACTTTGCAAGACAGATCTTTCTACATATAACTGTAAAACAGGATTTAATATTGAGTTTGTTTCTGGATGTGTAACTCTTGCTGCAATCCCACCAACTTTTGTAGACCTAAACCTTTCATTACCAATATCAACTTGAATTGTCTCAATATCTTGTGCAGCAGGTATTAATTGACCAGATACTAATTTGCTACCTCTATACCATAAATCAAACCTAATAAATCCAGGTGGTACTAATGCAGGGTTAGTAATTATATCAAAAAAAGTAAGACTTCCTATATTCGTTCCATTAGCTGCATTAAATCCAAAATTACCAAAGTAACCCCACAAAGCTGCATCTGTTACCACATATTCTTGAGAAGTTGGTATTTGAAATGATTGATTATTACTCATGTGTTGAGTAATTCTTAAAGATTTTATTCCTGCTGTTTGTTCTCCTGTTTCTGCATCTGTAGGGACATTACCGATAATAAATTCTGGATTAGTTAGTGTTTCTTTATCTAAAGTTAATTCATCATTTCCAACAAATTTAACGCTAAAAACTCCATATATTGTATTTCTTTCAAACCCAACTAAATCTTGATTTTCTTTTGTAAAGTTTGCATTTAACAAGTTAACTTTTACACTGCCATTCGTTCCCTTAATTTTCCTAATAACATCACGACCAGGCCAAGGTAATAATCTATATTCAAATTGATCTTCTCTTGGATGTTGTATTTTAATAAAATTATATTGGAATTCTGGTGTGTTTCCTCTTACACAAAACAATCCTGTGTGTTGTGAAGTATTTGTACTGTTAACTAATTGATCCCATGTCTCTGATCCTAACTCTCTTACATATAATTTAAAAAATGAAAATCTATTTATAAATTTATCTATACGACCTAAATTTAATTGACCCCCAGGTTCACTAAAAATTTTATCGATAGCACTTACTTCAGGTTGAGAATTAACATTTACAAAATTTATTTTTTTAAATACTTTGCTTTTAAAACCAATCTCTGTAATTCTACATTTTCTATTATTTGTAATTGTTCCTATTGCTAATCTTTGTAAATGATAAACATCAACAGGATCAGCTAAATCTCTATTGTTTAAAAATTGATCAATAAAAATAGTATTATTACCACCTCCTCCTAAACGAGATACGTTTTCTAAAACACGACCATTTGGATTAAATAATGGATTATCTATGTGTCTTGCAAGACCACCCGCTTTCTCAAGTTGATTTGAATTACTATCTATTTCAGTAACTTTAAAAGTATATTTTTTTGTAAACGTATTATCAAAAGGACTGTTACTTGAAATATCAATACAAGTAGCAATACTTGTTCCTAACATATAAGTTTCACCAACAGAAATATAAGAATCAGAAGCCTCTCTTACTGCTTTTGTTGAATTAGTAATATCAACAACTCCATGCGGCATAAAACCTTGTTCTTTTTCATTTTTATCTTTTTGAACACCAACTGAATCTCCACCAAGGATTTCATACACAATTTCATCATCAACAGAAACAGTTCTAAGAGATAACAACGAACCATCAGCAGGTTGAACTATAAATCCTGCTCTCATGGGAAAACTAGAAAATTCTACTTTTTTTCTTTTACGTCCTATATCTCTAATAGCAGGTTTACTAGCTCCTTTAACATCCCTAACTAGATCGTAAGCAGGTCTAAATATAGAAGCATTTGGCATTGGATTATATAAACCAAAAGTCGTTTGAGTATTAGGATTCCTTGCACTAGAAAATGCTGGCTTATTTAAAACAACACTTCCAACAACTGACATTGGAATAGCAAAAGGATCAGCTTGATTTTCAACAGGTAATTTTTTACTTGAATCAGTTTCTAAAGAATCACTTTCTGTTATACGTCCACCGTTATTTTTAAAATATAAAGTAAACTTTTGTTTGTGATAATTTTCTAATAACATATCACCAATTGCAAAACCTTTTTCATCTGGTGCTTCAGCTAAGTTACCAAGACAAAATAAAGCTTTAGCTGATAATCTTTGTAAACGTCCTAAACTTTTTAGTTGTGACCAAAGCAACTGACTATTAACTCTAACTCCTCCTTCTAAATTTATATCTTGGTTTGCAAATACTAAAGGAACAATATCACCTATAGTGGCTAATTCTTGTATTGAATCAAAACCAAATTGAGGAGCAAAACGCTTTGCACCAATAACATCTGCTGTATTTATAGCTGCTCTATTATCTAACTGTTTTGGCTTAGGCGTTAACAAATAAGAAACAACAGCAGATGCAATTGCAATACCTATTTGAACAGCATTTTTAGCTACAAAGGTAGTTACGACATCATTTCTAATGTCTGGTATTAAATCATATTCTTTTGATTTCTTTCCATCATATATAAGCGTTTGATCTACAAAATAAAAATATTCTTCTTTACTTAAATTTAAAAGATTACATAACTCTAATTCCGTGGGTAATAAGACTCGATCACCGTAAGGCTGTTTAACGGTGTCCATATTACCGTTGATTCGTTGAATCTTTCTTGGAAACTCAGCCATCCGTCCTCATAAAAAGAAGCCATTCCCAAACCATTTTCTGATTTGCAAAGACCAATTGTCCCTAGTTTAGGGGGTGATTTAACTCCCCACCTATTTAATTCTTCAAAAAAGACATCATAATCTTTATTCTTTAATCTTCTATACCAACTCCTTTTTCCTTCAGGAACTTGTATTCCATACGAACCAAGACATACACGGCATAAAGATAAACAATCAGCAGCACCATGTCTTATAGGATCAGCCCCTAAACGATAAGGCAGTCCAATCAACTGATATGGTTTCATCTTGCTTGGATATTTCCTGTAACAGGTAAATGTCCTACATCTTTTGAAGTCAATGTTTTAGTTGGTGCGTTAGCTCCTACTGCATCAATCGCACTAGAAAGAACAAGCTCTATTTGCACTGGATCGTAATTAAATAAAGTTGCTAACCATGTCTCAGCAGCTAATATTTTTTTCTTTGCAAACGATTCTGTCATCAAAAAAGTTTCTACCTTTACTTGATATTTATTCTCTACCATTTCTTTTACATAACCCATGCTGACAGGATTATTAGCAAGAATAAGAGAGGCTTCTAAATTATCTCCAGAAGTTGTTAAAGCTGCTCCTGAATATAAAAAAGATAAATAAGTATGACCATCTACAATTTCGTTGTATTTACCATTTTGAAACTTATTTGTAGTAAAAACAGTTTGTTCTTGTTTGTTAGTGACATTTGGTTGACCACCTAAAGGTTTTGTAACTTCAATAAAAGCAGCTAAAGAAACTAAGGTCATAATCCAATACGGCTTCTAGCACTACGACTATTTCTTAAAGTAGCAAAAGTTTGAGAAGATCCTTGTGAAGCACCTTGTCTTGCTGCTGTACTAATGATGTCATTTACAGCAGATTTAGGTACAAATTCTTCAGAGTTAAAGTTCAATATAGGGCCAGAGTAATTAACAGTAGTTGAACCACCTCCACCACCTACAGATTGTGACGAACCAATGCCAGGAATAACAGATTCACCTCTGGCACCTGCTGAATAGCGTTGCATTGCTGTAGACATCTTAGATGC